TGGTTAATAAAAATTTATTATAAACTGTAGCATATTCGGGTATGTCACTAGATGGTTCTTTTTCAGAATTATTAAAATGCCTATTAAGCCATTGATCAGGATAAATTAATTGTGTGTTATACTGTACCCTATCTACATACCAAAGTTTGCTTATAAGCGAAACATTTTTACAGTTATCAAATCTTAATTTATTTTCTGAAAGTAAATTTTTAACTTCGCCTGATCCACTACAAACAAATTTAAAATTATTAAACTTGTTAGAAATACTTTCTATAAAAAGATGATTGTCATGGAAGAATGGTTCAGTACTAGTATATAATATTATTATAACATTTTTATCTGCAAGGGTTAAATTATATACTTCTTGTAAAAAATTTTCTACTCGAATACCAAGTTCTGTAGGACCAAAATATTTGTTCCTTCCTTCATGTGATAAAGGTGTACTTTGATAATCTATAGGAACAATTATATTGTTGTTTTTAATTTGCGAAATATCAAAATTATTAACTACATTAAATTCATATTTACAACAAGTATCTAATTGGCAGATAGTTTCTAAGGGTAATAGGGGTTGACTTAGTGTCAACTCGTTAAATTGTGTACCTTCAAATTTATATAAAATATCAAACATATTGTCTCTGGCGGAGAGGGAGGGATTCGAACCCTCGGTACAGTAAACCCGTACTCTTCCTTAGCAGGGAAGTGCTTTAAGCCGCTCAGCCACCTCTCCGTTCTAAATATTTATCGGAGTTAAATATGTATTTAATTTTTTTACGATAAATAATAGCATGTATTACAAACACATAAACCAAGTACATATAGAAGTAACAGACAGATGTAATGCAGAATGCCCTGCTTGTCCAAGATCACATGGTGGTGGACAAGTTATGCCATATGTAAAAAACCAAGAATTAGGTCTAGAATACTTTCATATACTTGGTCGTGATTTTATTTCCCAAATAAGTAAATGGAACTTTTGTGGCACAAAAGGAGATCCTGCATCAGCACAAGAACTTTTTGAAATATTAGATTTTATATTAGACTGTAATCCAGATGCAGAAATAGATATTAGAACTAATGGTGGTGCAAGAAACGAAAAATTTTGGTCAAGGGTAGGCTATAGATTCAAAGGCACTAGAGGAAGGGCTCGAGTAGTTTGGAGCATAGACGGTTGGGGCGATAATAACGAAGTTTATAGAAAAAATGTTAAATGGGATAAGTTGTATGCTAATCTTTTAGCATACATAAAAACTGGTGCTCAATCAAAATGGGAATTCAGTAACTTTGCTCATAATCAACAAGATGTACATTTAATAAGAAATTTTTGTAACAAATACAAAATCGAATTATTTGAACGTGAACCATTTGGTTTTGAGTCTGTGAATACTGAAAGTAATGTTGTATACAAAACAATGCCAGTATACCAAAAAGTTAAAGATGTTAATAATAAATTAGACAGCGATCTTGCGTATACTATTAAGCCATATGGCGTTAAAGAAGAAGATTTAGTAAATGAACATAATGAAAAGTACAGTTTGTCTAAATGGAAACCAGGTTTCTACGATTTAGATCAATGGCAACATTTAAAAAATTCTAATGTAAATATAGACTGCATGGTTAATAATGAAGATAGGCACGAAGTGTTTATGGATTCAAATGGTATGATATTACCTTGCTGTTTTACTGCTTCTAAATATGTGATGGGAGATGAGCAATTAGTAGGAATGTACGGTCCATACGAAAAAGAACTTACAGTTACAAAAGATAATTCTATTTACGATGTTCTTAATCACAAAGTGTTTACAAAAATAATGCCTGATGGTATGTCAGGTAAATTAGATGATAAAGCAGGTTACTGTGTAACATGTGTACAACATTGTAAGAATAGAAATGCAATTATAGACAATCCTGATGTTCATACAGGAGTTGGCAGTACTACACCTGATTAATTCTGATAAATAGTACATTATGCCAAGAATCAGTTTATGGAACCCGATAAAAACGAATGACTACAAGTTCACAGATAGAATTGTAGGCGAGCATATCTATGCGGGCGGTACTGGTGTAAATGTACACAAATACATAGGCGTAAATGTAGCAGACGATGGCTCTGATCCTACTAGACCTTCTGCAGAAGCAGGCACTAACAATGAAGTTTTTATTCAAGACTTATTATTTCTAGAAAACAGAGATAGAAAATACGATAAAGATATCTATGAATTAAGAGGTCAATATAATATTGCAGAAAACGATGCATACGATTTAACACAATTTGGTATGTTTTTAGCAAATGATACTTTGTTTATGAACTTTCATACAGAAAGTATGGTAGAAGCAATAGGCCGTAGACTTATGCCCGGTGATGTTTTAGAACTGCCGCACTTGCGTGATGATTTATTACTAGGCAGTGATGAAGCCATAAACAGATTTTATGTTGTTACAGATGGTAGCAGACCAGCAGAAGGATATGATCCACGTTGGTGGTCACACTTGTGGAGAGTAAAACTAGGTCCTATAACAGACAGTCAAGAATACAGAGATATACTTGGCACTGGCAAAGAAGAAGGCGACTTGCGTAACTTAATTAGTACCTATGCTAACGAAATTAATATTAGTAATAAATTACTAGAACAAGCAGAAAAAGATGTGCCATATGATACTCAGTACAGAGATACAGCACATCTATATTTTGATGACTCTGTGCCTGACAAACCTGGACCTGGATTAGATTTCGGAGGAGCAGATGGATTACCTATAAATGGATTAAATATTGTAGGCAGTGGTTCTACATTTCCTACAAGCGGTACCAGTGACGGCGATTACTTTTTAAGAACAGACTTTAGTCCAAATAGATTATTCAAAAAATCAGGAACACGTTGGCTTAATGTCAGCACTGATAATACTGGTGTTTGGTCTGCGGCAAATAGAATTTTAAGTACATTTATAAACAACGATAATATTACTTCGGTTAATGGGGCTACAGAACCAGAAAGAGTAAATTTAAGCAAAGTTGTAAAACCAAAAACGGATAACTAATGGCAGGCAAGAATTTAGATTATTGGTACGACGAACAGATTAAAAGATATCTGATACAACTTGTAAGAGTATTTTCTAATTTTAAAGTTAGAGAATTTACAAAAGACGGAATAAATTATAATCGTGTACCAGCAAGGTATGGCGATAGTAGTAGAATGGTTGCAAGTATATTGCGTAATAATTCTGAAAACGTTATTAATAGTGCACCATTTATTGCAGTTACAATACAAAGCATTCAGCCAGCAAGAGATAGAACACATGAACCTTTTTTAGTAGACACAACACAGGTTGCAGAAAGGGAATATGATGCTGATACTAATACTTATAGTAATACTCAAGGTAACTTATATACTACACAAAGATATATGCCGGTACCATATAACTTAACCTTTAATGTTGATATATGGACAACTAACACAGATACAAAATTACAAATTTTAGAACAAATTTTTGTTCTATTTAATCCAAGCATACAATTACAGTCTAATAGCAATCCGCTAGATTGGACAAGTGTATTTGAAGTTGAGTTATCTGATATATCTTGGAGTAGTAGAAGTGTTCCTGCAGGAGTTGACGAAAGTTTAGACATTTCATCATTAACATTCAATTCACCCATTTGGATAAGTCCACCAGCAAAAGTTAAACGTCAAAGCATTATACAGCAGATAATAGCAGATGTGCATTCAACAAGTAGTATTGCAGATTTAGGCTACAGCGAAGATTATGCAGATTTCTTTGGTAATATTCCTGATACATTCGAAATAATTGTTACTGCTGGAGATTATAAGGTTCAAGTCACAGGTAATAGTGCAATCCTAATAGATGAAAATGAACAACCAATTGCTTGGTCTAATATAATAGATCAGCAAGGAAAATTATCAGCAACAAGTTTGCTAAAGTTAAACATAGGTAACGATAGTGATAACGATCTAGGATTATTAGTCGGCACAGTTACATCGCATCCTACATCTCCTACAACATTAATATTTAATTTAGATGTAGACACATTACCTACAAATACTATTAATGATGTAAATAAAATTATAGATCCTCGTGAAAATTATCCAGGTGATGGCACATTAGATGCTGTAGCAACTGGACAAAGGTATTTAATTACTCAACAAATTACTGCATCAGGCTACCCAAATTGGAATGTTGATGCCGATGAAAACGATATAATAGAATATAACGGCAGTAACTGGATAGTAGTATTTGATGCTAGTTCAATAAGCGAAGAGCAATATGTTAAAAACACATTTACTTCAAAACAGTATAGGTGGATAAACAACAACTGGATAAGTAGTTATGAAGGAGAATATAATCCTTCCTTTTGGAGATTGACACTTTAATGACTACTACGGCGGCAGGAGTTGTATTTCTTGCTAAAGACACAGGCAGATGTTTATTACAACTTAGAGAAGGCAACAAACGATTTAATAATACCTGGGGGTTTTGGGGAGGTATGATTGAAGACGGAGAAACTCCTTACCAATGTATTACTAGAGAACTAGACGAAGAAATTGGGTTCGTTCCAGAACTACAAAAATTAAATCCCATAGACGTATATCAAAGCAAAGATAAAAATTTTTACTATTACAGTTTTGTATATGTAGTCGACGAAGAATTTATTCCTTCACTTAATTGTGAAAGTGCTGGATATGCCTGGATTGATATTGGAGTTTGGCCTAGGCCTTTACATAATGGTTCACATATTACTCTAAATAAAAACGGTGGAACAGAAAAACTACACACTATTCTTGAAATTCATTCTCGATAAATATAAGTATGAGCAAAGGCGAAATAATCGATTTTGTACTATTGCGGATAACCACTGAACTAGACAAGTTCGATAGAACAACTACAATTCCACATACACTACTAGAAGGTGCTATAGAAATAGACGAAATAAAAGATATCTATTATGAGAAGTTATCTTCGAAGTATCAAAAAATATTTGATAAACTCTATAAAGAGTATGACCAAAAACTTGGCGAAAATATTGGTTCAGTAAAAAAAGCAATGAAAAACGATTATGCAAGTGTAATAAAAAATTTTCGCACAGAACATGATAGTTTTAGATTTAAACAAGTTATGAATTCATACCGTCCTGGTATAAATCCTGTAAGAGCATTATATTACCAAACACGAGATGTTGTACGAAGATATAACCCCGAACATCCTTATCATTACTGGTTAATAGACTTAGTTACAGATTTAGAATTTAATAATATTTTATTAGATGCTTTAGCAACTGATGTTAAAAAAATCGAAAAGATATTAAAAAGATATTATTTTCCGTTAATTAAACACAGCAAAGGAGTGCCATTAGAATTGTTTCATGCAAAGCAACAATTAAAAGATTTTAGGCACTATTATTTGTTTTTTAGAAGTATAAAAGATTGGGAGCCAGACGAATAATTAGTATATTTTTCTTACGTCATACCCAACAGGATTTACAACTCGTATTTCGTGTTTAACACCTAATAAGTCTGTAAAAATTATATGCTTAGTTGTGAGTTTCTTTATTTTTTTAGCACGATAAGTTTTAGGAGCATCGTTTTGTATTGTGGTCCCATCTTCCAGCATTCTAGTTTCGCCAGGGAAGAAAATGGTTATTTCCCATTCTTCTCTAATAAGTGTGCGCCACCAATGTTTAATCTTAGACCAAATACTGACCTTTATTAAAACTTCTTCTTCTTTTTGCTGTATTTTGTTCTGTGCCATAGTAGTATTTATCACTTACTAGTCTTTCGTTCTACTCCGTCCCATTCACCTTTAGGCATAGGTTGTTTTATCCTGTCTGCATAAAGTTCTGCTAATGTATTATTCCAGTTGTGCTCTTTAATAATTTCTATTTGATTTGCACATTCGGCCCATGCTCTGTTTTGATAACTATCAACCATCCTATTTACAACTCTTGCATACTTATGGTCTTTTAATATAGTGTAAATTGTTACAGGTGCTGTTTGACCTTTGACTGCAATTTTGTCTAGCATTGTTAAGTTTTCTGGAGTTGTGATTTGGTTTAATGTATGCTCTGTAAACATAAAGAAGACACCATACTCTTTTGTTTGTGCTTCTAGTCTTGCCGCTAAGTTTACACTATCACCTAATACTGTGTAATCAAATCGTTGGTTACTGCCCATATTACCTACTACTGCATCGCCTGTATTAATACCTATACCGACACCTAACTCCATAAGTCCGTCTTCTTTAAGGTCTTTATTAAGATTTTTAAGTTCTACTTCCATTTCCTGTGCTGTCTCTATTGCCAACTGAGCATGATTATCTACATCAAGTGGAGCATTCCATATAGCCATTAAGGCATCACCTATATACTTGTCTATTGTTCCTTCTTTACGCATAACTAAATCAGTCATTGGTGTCATATATCTGTTTATGAGTTTACCTAAACCTTGTGGGTCTGTTTTAAATTGTTCCGATATAGGAGTAAATCCACGAATGTCTGAGAACAAGTATGTCATTGTTCTTGTGTCACCACCTAAACGTAATAGACTTGGATCTTTTTGTAACTTTTTAACCATTGCTGGAGCAAGGTAGTGTTCAAACTGTTTCTTGATTTGTTCACGTAATTTAAACTGTTTGTAAAAGTTATTAAATGCCGCCTGTGTGAATACAAGGAAACCACTCAATACAGGAAATGTTGCGTCTAATAAAACTAGATTACCAGTATATTGTTTTATACTTAAATATACAATACCTATTAAAATACTTAAACTTATTGGTGCTGTCCATAGTAAAGGAAGTTTATATACTGCTAATGCAATTAATAACATAGTCACAGATGCTATAAGAACCTCTACAAGCGACGCAAACTGGCTCCGCTGTATATTTGAACCATCAATAAAATTTTGTAGCATGTGTGCTTGTATATGCTGTGGATATAGATTTCCTCTTGGTGTAGGCACAGGGTTTGCAATGCCTTCTGCTGTAACACCTACTATAACAAATTTGCCTGCTAAATCTGGTATGCTTTCTGCACCTTCGTATTCTATTTCAGTAAATGTATTATTAAAACGTATGTATGCAGTTCCGTTTGGTTGTGTTACTATTGGGTCAAATGGTGGAACAGCAACTTCTTGTATTCCTATCTCACTTGTCTTAATTATGTAACTAGGTTTACCTGTTTTGACTCTTAACATTTCCACAGCAAAAGAGGGATATATTTTATCTCCCACAGTAATTGCTAATGGATATGTTCTTGTTTGATTATCTGGTTGTGGTGCTGATGCATTTACACCTTTACCATTACTTGTAACTTCTAGCATTGGAACATTAGTAACCAAGTTGGGCCAAGTAAGCAAATAGTCTTTTGCAGGAACTGGACCAATTGTGCCTGTGCCTATATGCGGACCTGTACTTTTTGTTCCTTTTACACTTGGAGTTTGACTTAGTACATTATAGTTTACAGGATTTTTTCTAGCACCTGGAACGTTCATTACGTTCTGACTCATCATACCTGCAAAACTTTCATCTCCTTGAAATCTATCTTTTTCAGGAAACATAATTGTCCAACCTAAAACACCACCATTCTTTATAGCAACGTCTACTACCATTTGAGCATAGTATTGTCTAGGAAAAGGATATTGTCCGTATTTTGCTAAACTTTTTTCGCCAATATTAATTAGTACAACGTCATCACTTTGTACTATTTCATCTAATTGTTGGTAACTGTCAAAAACTTGACCACGTAAACTTTGAAGTGCTGTTGGATCTACTACCCTTACGCCGAGTAATAAAATAATTGTTACTGCTACGGCATACCCGCTATATAACCATTTCATACTAATATTTATCGGATTTTATTGCAATCCTGCTTGGCTTTATTAAGTAATCTGAAATTATTTCCAACAACTGCCGCATAAAACATATTAGTATCGTCTAGTTCCTCAGGTGTTACTTCTGTCCAATAATCATTATACAGTAAGCCTGGTAGCAACAAAAAACTTTTTGTTAGTACTAGTCTAGCATCACTGGGATTTTCTGTAAAAAGTGGATTCACTTCTTTTACACAATCATACTTTAATGCTTGTGATGTTGAGTAAACATCTAATATTTGAAACGTCCAAAATGCTAACCATTGTCCATTAGTGGCACGTGGTGTCATATCAAATACTGGCAAGTCACTAGTTTTTATCTTTTTACAAAGTTCAGGATTATTATCACAAAAATATGGATCTAGTGGGGGATTATAAGTAAGATCTAATACTTTACTTTTGGGTATGTATGCTGGACTAATAACAATTTCCTCTGCTGTTAAAAACAGAGGAAATATTATTGTTATGATTAAAAGAAATTTATTCACATTCTTTAGGATTCTTAGAGCAATATTCCATCACTTTATTGATTAGTTTTACTTGCTCAATAAGTTCTTTCATTTCCTCGTCAGTCACCTGCTCACTCTCTACTGAGGGCAAGACTTTATTAACCTTTTCATTTTTAGTCAAAAATTTGAAAGGTTTAAAGAATGAGCGTGTTACTTTTTTGGCTCTTCTTTTGGTTCTTCTTTTGGTTCTTGTAAAGCATCTGTTTGACTGTCAATTTCTGACGTTACAACTTCAACTAATCCAGCACCTGTTTCAGTTGCTGTTTGGACTAATCCAACTCCAACTTCTGCACCAGTTTGGACAATGCTACCAACATCACTTGCAACTGAACCAACTACTGAACTAGCAGTACCGGTTACAGTATCAATTGTATCTGTAGCAAGTTGTTTTCCACCATCGATCACGGTACCAACTGTAGCACAACCTTGAGCGAAAACAACAAAGAATATACCTAAGAACGCATTTTTAAATTTGTTCATGTTTTCTCCTTATATATAAGTGTTAAATAACCAACTGTTATTATAACATAATATATTTATCTAAAATTTTTGTTGTTTTATGAAAGAGCGAATTTTAGTTACCCTGTGTTACTGATACCGAACAGCCACCTACTGTTGCACAGGTTTGGCTGAGTGTGTATGATTGTGCTGTGGTTCCTTGTTGAAGCATATATAAAGTAGTGGAATACGATCCACTTAGTGTAACTGTGG